GTTGGAGTAGGTGGCGGCTGCCAGGCCCTCGGAGAACCCCACGATCACGGGCGGGACGCCTGCGGCGGACGCGATGCGGGTCTCGCCGGCGCCCTGGACCTTTGCGAAGTCCAGCTGCTGGAAGTCCTTGCCGACCACGGTGACGTCGGCGCCGCCGCCCAGGTACAGGGTCTTGTAGGCGTTCTCGATGCCGCGATGCCCTGAGTCCATCTTCGCCTTGAACGCGGCGAAGGCGTCCGGTGTGACCTCGCGGTCGAGCTTGACCACCAGGTTCGGCGTGGCGGCGTTCTCCATGAACTTCCGCTTGTGCAGCGACATCAGGTTGTCGTTCTGCGTCTCCCGGAGCACTGGCGTCAGCCACGACATGCCGCGGTACGTCGCCAGCGGGTCGGGCACCGGGGCGAAGTGCGCGACCTCCTGCGGCCACAGGAACACCGGGTCTTGCCCGGGCTCCTGGTACAGGTAGCCGTACCGGCGCCACCCGAGCTGGCCGCCGTGGACGGTCCGGCGCTCCAGGACGATCTGGACCCAGTCCGGGCGCATCCGGACCATCTCGGCGCCGTCCCGCATCCAGTACGAGTTGCCCGCGAGGTCCGCGTCCTGCACGACCCGGGCCAGGAGGTCCTGAGTCGTACCGCCGATCCATGGGGTCTCCAGGATCGACAGTTCCGTGTTCCCGAACATCTCGCTGGGGCGGCCGCTGTTGAGTCGCTGCCAGGTGAACCGGGACGACGAGAACACGGCCTGGCGGGCCACCATGCAGGCCCAGATGATCGGGTTGGTCGCGAACAGCGTCGCGTACCCGGGAAGGTCTCCTGGGGCCTTCTCAGCGGCCTGCCCGGGCTGCGTCTGGGTGATGCCGAGCGCGGAGTACCCGCCGTAGCCGAGGGACTCCTGGAGGAGCTGCGCGTAGTCGTCGATCGTGGAGATCGACCGGCTGCCGCTGCGCCGGCGGCGGCGCGAGTTCCACAGGCTCGTCACGCGCCATCACCGCCCATGTCGGCGACGAACAGGCAGAACAGCACCAGGAGCACGCCGCCGACCATCAGCGCGGCCGCCAGGTCGATCCCGAGGCCGATCCCGGCCGTCGTCATGCCGCCTCCGGCCAGGATCCCGGCACGGGCCCAGCCCGCGCGGGTCAGTCGAAAGCGATCCACGGCTCCACCTCCACGGGCTTCTCTTCGATCTCGGCGCTCAGGCCCCAGCGGGCGAGCGTGACGGCCACCAGGGGGCTGATGTCGATGCCGACGCCGCGGCGGGCCCACGCCCACGCTTCGCCGAGGTCGCGCTTCCGGGCGCCGGCCAGGGCGATGGTCAGCGGCGCCTGCCCGCCGATGTGGACGAGCTGCTGCGAGATGACCGCGTCGTAGAATTGGCCGGTCGCCTGCGCGACGTCGCGGGCCCGCGGCTGGACCACCTCGACGTCCAGGCGCTCCTCCAGCTCCTTGATGAAGGACCCGGCGGGGCTGGACGGGTCGATGACCCAGCAGCGCGGCTTCCACCGCTCGTGGAGCTCTGCCGCCCGGTCCAGGACCCACTGCGTCCCGGGCCGGTTCTCGATCATCTCGACGTGCACGACAGAGCCGCTGCGCCCAGCCACGCAGATCGAGGTGTGCGACCGCTCGGGGGTGGTGTCGATCGCGAAGGAGTACGGCCCCTCCGGCTGGCTCTCGCCATCGACCAGGGCCTCCCAGGCATCCTTCCCGATGACGCTCCAGGTGTCGCCCTCCTCGTCGGGGTAGTCGCCGACGCCGAGCCGCTCGCGGCCGAAGATCTCCGGGCCCATGGTGCGGCGCTCGCGCTCGGTGTGCTCCAGCGTCAGCCGGTACCCGAGGGCGGGGTTCGCCTTGGCCACGGACTCCGGGGCGAGCGGGTCGTCGTGGTCGGTGCAGTTGGTGGCGCACTCCTTGACGTGCGGATTGATCGACCACTCCAGGTAGACCATGGACGGGTCGGGCTCGCCGGACTCGACGGCGGCCAGGGCGCGGCGCCGGAGGCGGGCCAGCTGGACGGACTGCGGGCCGATCCCGGCCGAGCCCAGGTACCAGACCTGGGGGTCGTCGACGGCGGCCATGGTGGGCATCAGGGCGCCCATGGCGTCGTCGCCGAGGATCATGTCCTCGTCCAGGATGACGCAGTTGCCGGTGAAGCCACGGCCGGAGCCGCCGCTCCGGGCGAGGAACCGGAGGCGCTGGCCGGTCAGGAGCTCGATGGCCTCCTCGCCGGTCGTCCGCCGCACCCTGGCGACACGTTTGCGCAGGTGGTCCGTGTTCACGATCAGGGACTCGATGCGCCGGAAGGCCTCGATTGCCGTCTTGAACTCGTGGGCCGAGTGGATGATCAGGTCCTCGCCGAGGAGGAACAGGCCGGCCAGCTCCCGGGCCTCGATGATCGAGCCCTTGCCGTTCTGGCGGCTGACGGTGACCGCGCACTCGAACGCTGCCCAGCGGCCGTCGGCGTCCTCGCCAAGCCCGACGGTGAGGGCGTGCTGCTGCCAGGGGTCGAGCAGCAGGCCGGCGGACGCCGCGAGCTCGATCGCCTCAGGGCCCGATGAGGCGACGTACGGCGGGACGGTCTCGATGCGCGGGCGCTGGGCGCCGTAGAGCTTCTCAGGCGCCACGGCGGGCCTTCCTCTTGGCCTTCAGCTCGTCGACCTGGTCCCCCTGGGAGCGGACGGGCGCGAGCTCCCGCAGCGTTTGCATCAGCGTTCGCAGTTCCCGACCGGCAACTGCCTTCGCAGTCGGAGCCTTGGCGCCGTCGATCGCAGCCGCGAGGCTGATGGCGAGAGCCGTCTGACCTGGGGCAACGCTCTCGACGCCGAGCTGTTCGAGCTCAAGACGGATGGCGTCCTCGATCATGCCGCCCCCTGTGGATTTGCTCAAGTGAATTTGAGGAAAGGTGGGCTAGGGGGTTGACATGGAGGATCTGGTGTGCATGGCCGTTTGATCTTGACCGCGCGCAAAACAGGGAGACAAGGGCTTTTGGGTCGCCCGCCTCCCGGATTCCACGATGCCCAAGCGCCCCCCCACCTGGGAGGATCACCAGGCTCGGGAGGCCTGCCGTGTGACGCGGTGAGTGCTGCGCTTGGCGGCCTCGCGGTACCAGCGGGTGGCCACGGCCTTCATGTGGGGCGCTCGCATGTCGTCGATACGCTGCATGACGATGTCGCGGCCGGGGTCGACGGTGATGAACTCGGCCTGGTGGCGCCGGTACTTCGCGATCGCGCGCGGGCTCGGCTGCGTGTGGATGAGGTAGACGTCGACCGTGTCGCGGTGGGCGAGAGCTTCGTCGATGGCGGCGAAGCGGGCGCGGTGGGCGACCTTGAGGAGGATGGGGTCGTGGTTCCACTGGGGGGCGCCGGGGCCGGCGAGGGCGGTGGCGATGAGGTCGAGGTCGATGACGATGTCGCGTGTGGTGGCGTTGGCGCGGATCCAGCTGCTCTTCCCGGCGGCGGGCGGGCCGCTGATGACGTAGAGGGTCACCTCGCGTCACCACCTTCGGGAGGCTCGCTGTGGGTTCCTGGCGGCCACGCGGTTGCCTCGCGCTGAGTTGCAGCGGCGGTGTGCTGAGCGGGCGTTGGCCGGGTCGAGGAGGCTGCCGCCGAGGCTGATGGGGGTGGCGTGGTCGAGCGTGAACGCCCAGGAGCTGCGTCGTGCTTCGTCGCCGGTGATGCGGTAGTCGATCTCATGCCCGCACCACCAGCAGGGGAGGCCGAGGGCGCGCTGCTGTGCGCAGAGAGCGCGGTAGGGGCGCCCGTTGCGGGGATTGCCGGCCACGGGCGCCTCCTTGCTGTGGTCAGCCTCCGAGGGCGTCGCGGCCCTGCTTGTTGGAGAGGGCGAGGCCGTCCATGTAGACGTCGAGGTAGTCGTCCTCGGGGATCGTGGCGCAGGCGGCGGGCTTCGGGTCCGAGTCGGTGTCGGGGTTGAAGTCCGTGGGGCGGGCGCTGATGGTGGCGGCTATTGCGTCGACGCAGGCTTGCCGCTGCTGGGCTGTGGAGAGCGCTGGGGCTGTGGTGGTGGGTGCCGGCGGCTTGGGGTTGTCCTGGCTGCTGCAGGCGGTGAGGGCGAGGAGCAGGGCCGCGGTGAGGGCGGTGGTGACGGTTCGGGTGCGCATCGGGTCAGGGTGTCGGATGCGGTGGCCGCTGGGTGGCCGGTTGTCCGTCTCGTGACGTCCGGTTTGGCATCTGGGCATGCCGGACTGGGGCCAATGCTGCGACACGGTGATCTGGTTTGCAAGTGGGTCGAGAGAGAGATCGTTTTGCGGGTTCGCGCGCTACCTCCTGCAGGTCTCTCTCTACCTGTAACCACTAGTTGGTATGGATTGGATTGGAACCCGCGCGCGCGAGGGACGCGTTAGTCACGCGTCACGAATCGCTGTGACCTGCATTGATGGGATTCAGTTTGAGATAGGTGTAGTGCTCAATTCATCGCCGTTTGCCGTGCAATTGCACTCCGTTTGAGCTCCGACTGAACGCGAACGGCGTTCCGATTGCCCGCCGACTGCCGCCCGGAGGCGATCGGCTGGGTGTCGTGGGCGCGGTTCGGGGCGGGGTCCCGCCTGAACTTCCGACTCCGAAATGTGTCCAAGGTCACAGGGATTCGCGACGCTCGGGCGTGTCGGAAGGGTCAGCCCGGCGCCTGGTTGTGTCAGGGGTGGGCGCTAGGTTCGAGGCATGAGCATCGACTGGGGGGACGCCCCGACTTGGGTGGCCGGCGCCTTTGCCGCCGCAGCGGCGTATTACGCGAGAGGCACGCTGAAGAGTCAGCGGCAGCAGATTGACGAGCAGCGTGAGTTCATTGCCGAGCAGGCCGCGAATCTACAGCTGGAGCGTGCTGAGTACGGAGCCATTGCTGCCGAGCGCCGGCGGGCGCAGGCCGCACTGATACGTATGGAGCCCAACCCTCAGACACACCGTTCCGGACTGACTGATCCGTGGACAGAGTGGTGGTTGGTGAAGATCCACAATCGGAGTTCTGAGCCGGTGCGCGATGTCGTTGTCCGGTTCGGAGAGAACCACACGGCTCTCGGTTCGTTCCACGGCAACGACCACATGTGCAGAGGCGCGCAGCTCGGGGTCCCCCTGCCTGTGCTCGCGCGAGAGGGCGCTGCATGGTTCAAGTCGGCGTCATCGACAGACGGGTCCATGCCCAACGCGCTTCCGTGTGTGTACTTCACCGACAACGAGGGCGTTCGGTGGAAGCTGGATCGTTATGGGGATCTGGCTGAGGTCCCGCCAGAGCCCGTGGCGGGAGAATGACGAAGCCCCGCTCCCGGGCGCTGTTCCGGGGGCGGGGCTGTGGTCCTCCGTCCGTGGGTCTGAGGTGTAGCGGCCGCAGCGAACGGATGTGATGGTCCAACGGTACGGCCGGGCACTGACAACGGCGGGGCTACGGCCGCCACGTGTCCTGGTAGTCGGGGTGGTCGGCGTACGGCAGGGCGAGTGTCTCCAGCGTGCGGCGAAGCACGTTCGTCGCTCCCTCAAGAAGCCCATGGGGTGGCGTGTTCGGACCTGCCACGGACAGGCTGTACGCCACGCTCTCGTACTCGCCGATGACGCGCCGTTTGGCGTCGACCTCGGCCAGCACCCGCGCGGGATCATGGCGGGCGATGTGGTCGACGGTGGCGCGGAGCTGGCGGCCGCTGAGAGCGAATCCTTCAGCAACGACGATGTCGTCGACAGCGAGGACCTCGTCGTGCTCCTCGTCGGGGTGCCAGGGGCCGGGGCTGGCCGCGAGCGCGAGGGCGGCGTCGTCGTCGAGGCGGGCGCGGAGGAACGCGATCAGGTCATTCACGTGGTCCCTCGCCCCTAGCTGCGCGGAACTCGTCTCCGACGACCACGGTGCCCGGAGACTCCAGGGCTCGCTCTGCCGCCGTCTGAAGCTGCTCAGGGGTCATCTCGGCTGTGGCTTCAAGCGCGGCCGCCAACTCGGAGAACGTCTTCATGGGGCCATCATCCCTTCTTCGGGGGCGGCGGGGGCGAGTTCTTCGCTGCGTTGGCGG